GATTGAAGAGGGGTAGGCGGCCCCCAGAATTAAGGGCCGCCGGTCATGTCAACTTAGACTTGGCAGCGCAGTTTCTTCAGCGCCTCGGGCAGCGTGACCTTGCCCGCCACACGCTTGCGCATGATGTAGCGAACCTTGCCAGCCGTCGCCTGCGTGTAGGGGTCGCGCAGCATCTCCGTTGCCAGACGATCCACCCACGTGTAGGCGCGGCGGAAGTCGCCATAGACAATCGGGAAGGTGCCCGCAGCAGCATTCGCCATGTCGGGAAGCTCAACATAGGGGTCGCCGTCGATGGTGTTCGGGCGGCCCTGCGCAATGCCGGGCATCCAGATGTAGTTGTTCTGGCCGTCCTTGAGGCGACGAACTTGGCCCATGGTCGTGCGGTTCATACCGAATGTCGCATTGGCAGCATACACAGGCTTCAGCGTATACTTCATCGTAATGATACCGTTGGCTTGGCCGTCGACGTCGGCGATGGTTGTGGCAGTGCCGGAGTTGGTGATGGCAACTTCGCTGTTGACCATGAACCCTTCGGGTTGGCCGATGCCGGTGCCGTTCACGAACGCCGCGCCCTCGGCCAGAGCGAATTGCTCTGCGCTTTCGGTCCGCACCTCTTCTTCCATGTTGAAGACGCTGTCCTCAAGCATAAGGTTCGTGATGTCGATCAAGGCATAGAACTCGTGCGTGGTGATCTCGTGCACGCCGTAGGTCAGGCCCTGCGTTTCGCCTTTGGTGCCCTGCTCGGAAACCCACTGCGCAGGGAATTGACCGGTGCGCTTCGAAATCTCCATGCCGCGAAGGCCGGTCTGGCGAACGCGGGCCAAGGTGCGGACCGGGCTCAATTCGGTCGCAGTCTTGATGATTTCGCGGACCATCTCAAGCGGGGCAAGGTAGCCGCCCTCGGTGTTGGTGCCGATGTTCAGGGCCTTGTATTCATCCCGCACATCGTCAAGGGCCTTCTGCTGATCGGCAGGGAGTCCCGGCGTGATGTAGCTGTTGCACACGGCACGGACCCAGTTGTGCGCGCGGACTGCCTTTTCTTCCGGCGTTTCCAGCGGACCGGGGGTGCGCTTCAGCATGGTTTCGATCTGGTCAAAACGCTTGTCGACCTCGAGCAAGGCCTCCGTTGCTTTTTCGGCCTGAGTCAGCTTGGCGTTGACCGATTCGTAACCGTCGAGGAAGCCCTCAATCTTCTTCAGCTTGTCCTCGGCCAGTGGGTCGGCCTGCTTCTTCTCGACTGACTTCAGACGGTCGTCGTTTGTGGTTTTGAAGGCCTCAAAGCCCTCCATGAATTTCGCCAGCGCGTCCTTGGTGTCCAAAGGCGGCGCCGGATTGTCGTCTTTGCGCTCAAGTTCTTTCGTTGGTTGCCGGGTCATGGCATATCCTTTCAGTGGATGATTGGCGGCGGACTAGGCCCGAAATACCGCAGCTGCGTCCCGCAGCATCTTGGCAAGTCCATCTTCTTCACTTCTTGACCCGGCATCCCGCTCGGACAGTAGTGCCTTGTAGCCTTTGGCGATGATCGCCTTGGCCTGTTGCGAAGAGTATCCAGCATCCCGCGTGAGATACCCTTCAAATTCGCGTTCGGTCGGCAGCGCCCCAGAGTGTTTCACCAGAGTGACGCCAGCCATTTCGTTCATCGGAAAAGTAACGACCGACACTTCTTTCAGGCACACCTTTTTAAGGCGGCGCGTTCCGGTCAGCTTGTCGTACTCGTCATCTTCAGTCCGGTAGCCGATGGAGAGTCCGTCGATAGCCTTTTCCATCATCAGCTCGTGAACCTCGGCGCCACGTTGAATCTTGAGGAACAAACGCCCCTTGACATACAGGCCGCGCTGGTCCTCGCGGATTTCAGAGTATTTGCCGATTACCTCGCTGGAATCATGCTGGTACAGCATTCGAACGCGTTCGGCCGGTATTGTCTTGAGACTTTCAACGAATGCACCGGGCATCAGGACGTCACCACCGGCGTCGATGTTACCAAAGATGGCACCATATCCCTCGAACTCGCCAGTCGCGGTAACTTCCTTGGTTTCGAGATTGAACGACTGCACTACGCCGTAGTCACCCCGAAACAGGTTGCCGTCCTTGGTTTCAAACCGCATCTGCGTCATCCTCTGCTTCTTCTGTAGGTGGTGGCGGAACATCGTCGTCTTCAAGCAAGTCGTTTGCCGCGTCCAAAAGGTCTTCCTCAGTGGTGCTTGGCGGCACAAGACCGACACTAACCATGTACCGTGCCAAAGGCTGCATTCCAACTTCAGGTATGGCGGCAATCAACGCTGCCAGCGTTGGTGCATCAACACCAAGAACTGCGTCCTTGTTTCGAGGTCCGTACTGCAAGGCCTCGCGAGCCTCAGTGCTATCCAGCAGCCCTTTCTCAAACAGCCCAAGCGTGGACTGGCGCTTGCTTTCACGTCGTGGCTCAAGTGCGGATACTGAATCCAAATCAGGGGACAAAACCAGACCTTCGCCAAACTGTGGTGTAAGCCAGTTGTTCAGTTCAGACGCGACCAGATCAATCGTCGGGATCACGGTATCCTCGTAAAACTCAAGTTTGGCCTCCGATATGTTATTGAACGTCGAAGACCCCTTAACGATCAGGACATGCGGGACGCCCCATGCAATACAGATATCGCGTGCGGCGTCGTCTTTAAGCGCCTCGAAGTCCATCTCTAGGGGGGTCATCCCCATTTGAATCCACTCGACGTTGCCGCCCAGAACCATCGGCTTGCCCGAATTAGCAGGGCCGGAATGATGATCTCTCAGTCGCTTCTCAGCAGCCTGTATGACTTCCGGCGGCGCACTTTGCTCGCCGTCCATTCCACCCACCTTCACTGGAGGGAATACGAGTGCACCGGAGGGACGGGCTCCGTTTTGAAGCAGCGCCGTATTGTGTGCTGCTGCTGCGTTGTGTCGGTCAACCGCTTTGGCCGCCGGGATGACCCGACTCATTCCGTACCAGTCATTCAGCGGGTTGAACTCTTTGATCTGCAAGACAGGTCCGCGTGCGGTAATCGGATCCACCGCAAACCTGGACGTCCGGCCGTTCACCAGATACTCGTATCCCTGCGGCGTTCCAAATGCGCCGGGGATAACCATCATTCGGTCCGGTCGGAGGTTCCACAACTCGCGCGGTGGTTTGTTGTTAGGACCGACGCTCTCGATATAGCTGTTGCCCGACAGAAGCAGATAAGCGTAGACAGCCTCCAGAAAAGAGATACCCGACAGGGAGGGGTTCGGCCTCTGCAGCAGTGTCAGAATGGGATGGCCGAGTATCTCTTTGCCGTTGGCGTCGTGCAGGAGCCACTTTACGGACGCCGCAGAGGTTGCGATTTTCTTGACGCAGCGAAACCCGACAGGGTTCATCAAATACGTTTCGCGCGCCAGATTCTCATAATTGTGATCAGTCCAAACCGGACGGCCCAATTCGTAGGTTGAAATAAGCCCGCCGACAGCCGACGACTTTTGTTCAGGTTGGCTACGAAACCAGGTCAGCGGATTTAAAATGCTCACGGTCAGCTATCCTCGCCGACGTACCATTCGAATGGTTTGTTTGCCTTGGCCAATTCGCCAAACGCCCGCGTGGCCGCGTCAACCTGGTCCTTGAATTTGCCCATCGGGAAGTTCTCCAATTCGTCCAGAAAGTCCCGGTTCCAATCGCCTTTGACGATCATCACGTTTCCGGCTTCCGACTGCGCCGCCAATGGCAATGCGCGGGTTTCCTTGTCGCCGCTTTCCGGGCTGGCGGTGTAGGCAAACCCGGCAAGCTGGCGGATCAGGTATTGCGCCTGCGCCTTGCCCGCCTGTCCGGGGTCTTGCGGGATGCTGCCCTTGACTTCCCGCCCGTCCTGTCCTGCCGTGTTGACGATCAGCCGTTCAACGTCCGCCGCGCCGCCCTGTATGCGCGTCACGTGCCCGACATAGAACCGCCCGTCGTCGGCCCGCCCGATCTTGACGCCTGCCGTCCAGGCGGCCTGTGCAGACGCTGTGGCTGCCAAGTCCCACCCCCTTACCCACCGACAACCTGCCGGGGCCGCGTCAACCACCTGAAACCACGCCCGCTTAAACATGCCGCCGCCGCGCGGTGTAGGCCGCTGTTGAAGCTGGCCCGCGCTGGCATAGGTGCCCATCACCTTTTCAAGCTGTGCCACTTGCGATTCAGGAAACCGTTCCGGGAAAAGCAACTCGCCGTCCTCTGTGCGCGGATCGGAATAGAATGGCGTCACACACCGCCGCGCTGGTTCAAACCGCATCGGCAGGCACAGGTGCGTGTAACCTAACCCCCTGTCCAGTATCAGACCGCTTATGTCGCGGTCGCGCAATCGCTGCATGATGACCACGATTGCCGATTTGTCGTTGTTGACCCGTGTCGGCAGGGCCTCGGTGAATGTCCGTTCCGCTGCGAGCAATGCCGCGTCGGAATTGGCATCGTCTGCCGATATCGGATCATCCAGCTTCACACGATCCCCGCGCGATCCGGTCATACTGGCAAACGCCATCGCCTCGATCAGGCCGGTCTTATCGTTCTCAAACTTGGTCTTGGCGTTCTGGTCGCTGGTCAATGCGATGGGCCATCGTTCCTGATACCATTCCGACTGGATCAACCGGCGGCATTTCATCGCGTCCCGCACGGCCAGGTCTTGCTTGTGAGCAGTTGCGATGTGTCTCAGGTCCGACCTGCCCATCGGCCCCCATTCCCACGCGGGCCAGATCACATTCGTCAGCAGGCTTTTCATCATGCCCGGCGGCACGTTCATCAGCAGCCGGGATATGTCGCCGCGCGATACCGCCTCAAGGTGCGCGCAGATCGCGTCCAGCGCCCAGCCCCACTTGAGCGGGGTTGCAGGCTCCGTAACGTGCCATGCCAGCTTTGCGAAACTGGCAAGTGACCGGCGGCAGTATTCCTTTTCGATTGCCCGCCTGTCAGCTTGCGTCAATTCCATTCATTGCCTCGATCAGTTCGGCCAGCGCGGTGTCGGACAGGCGCGTTGCGTCGATGCCAACCTTGTGCAGGTGTTCGCCATTCGGGCCGGAACCTTCGACAATGCTCGTCTCTTTCCACCCGGCCTGCGTCTTCATCCAGAAAATCATCGCGGTCGTGTCGCCGCCTTTGGCCTTGTTGAACAGCGCTCCGCCGATGGTCGCGTTTGCCTTGGCTTTGGCCAGGTCCAGTTCGTCGCGGTAGTATTTGCGCAGCGTCTTTTCGGTGATGCCCAAAAGCCGCGCGATGACCGGCTGGATCGTGCCGACCGTTGTGTGAAGCTGCACCGTCTGGCGTTGCGCGTCGGTGGGGGCGTGTGGCGGCTTGGTGCGTCTGGTCATGATGCTACCCGCTCGGCTTGCAACTCTGCGAAGTTCTGGCCCGTCGCCTCAAGGGTGGCGGTCTGGCCGGTGAAGTTCTGCCAGCGTTGGATTATCACGTCGCAATATTTGGGGTCGAGTTCCATCATCCGGCAGTCGCGGGCGGTCTTTTCGCAGGCGATCAGGGTTGAACCGCTGCCGCCGAA